ATCCTCAAAAAAAATTTTCCGGCGGGCGGTAAACCGCACCGCCCGCCGTGTTTTTTAATGCGGGTGCGCCTTCGGCGCAGTAAAGTATTTTGTGAATGGCAACCAAGCCATTCACTATGAACGAACTGCAATCCGAACATGCGTTCGTTTCAGCTTCAGCTCTAACTTTATGACATTTATGTTACAATTTGCTAAATTACTTGACATTGTTATACAAGTACGCTACCATGTACACATGTCAACAAACAAGGAAAGGTAAGGAATGACAACAACGAAACTACTGCAAGACATGGTAGACAAAGGAGAGTCTTTCGGATTCTCTTATGCTTGCAAAGAGTGTCACGCACAGGGAGCTAGTGGGATTATATCTTGGCAACCCGAACGCAACACTGTTAAGCACTTTGCAAAGTTAGCAGAAGAGCAATACAAGCTCTACAACAAAGAATTTGAGTGTGACACCGAAGGGTGTAACTCATCATCAGCTTGGTTTGCTATTAACGGCGAGAGTGAATGGCGATGACAGAAGAAGAATGCAACACCTGTGGTGATACAGGAAGATGGGAATCAACATTTGAAGAAGCCCCTACTGTCCTAGTTTATTTAGGTCCATGTCCTGACTGTCAAAGGAAAGAACAATGTTAAACGGATTGCACCCAGTAAGTGCAATACAACTGATCTTCTTTACCTACCTGTTTTTATTTACAATGAAAATGTGGCTAGAAGAAGAAAATGTAGAAATATAACTTGACATTGTTATACAAATGTGTTAAGTTAAAACTGTCAACAAATAAAGAAAGAGGTTCCAATGGAACAATTATTAAAAGCGCTAGCAGATTTGCTAGCACCATATTTACCAAAACCAAATATAAGCGATATAGAAACTGCTTTTCTCGAAGGCCTTAATAAAGAAATTGATAGGGCAATAGAGAAAGAGTTAACTGATCTAGATATTAGTACTGAAGTATTGAATGAGTTAGAAAACTATGACTTTGATGATGCCATAGCAAATTATTTAGATTATAACAATTATCAACCAGCAGATGAATTTGTAGACGAAAGAATTTGCACAGAAATTGCTAAGAATGCAGTTACCGAATACATTGATGAATCCCTCAGAGATGAAATCAAAGATGTACTACGAAACGTGACTTTTGATGTGTAACGAATGGCGTACATATTATTTGCTGTATTCCTAATATACATATCAATCAAATTCACTTAGGAAAGGCCATTCCTGTACAACAACCTAACGAAAGCCCCGCCAACCGGCGGGGCTTTCACTATCTTCGGGCTCCTCAAGCGCCGGAGGGGCTAATTAGCGGATGCGCCTACGGCGCAATTTTATTCACTATGAACGCCGTATAATCCGACTTAACGATACCTATAGGCGAATTAACTTTACCTGTAAGCAAAACGAAAAACCCCCCCGATAGGAAACGGGGGGGCTTGTGTCAACAAAATTCGGAGGAGGAAACCTCTTTACTAAAGATACAGGGTCCATGGGACAAAAGCAAATGTAGTGTATTGTTTTTTTATGTCGTGGTTGGAGAGGGCGAATTGTCGTGGGCTTGGCCATGATTTGTTTTATAGCGACAGCGTGAACAGGGCGAGAAACGTATGCGATAATTGTGATGTTGTTCATGAGTGTTTGCAGGCTAGTTTTGTTGAGGAACCGATAGATCAGATATGGGGTATTCGGGGTGGGCTTACTCCGAAAGAGCGTCAGCGGTTTCGTATGATAAATAAAATTTATTGAATTGACTTGACATTGTGATACAGCGGGTATAACATTATCACATGAGTTTAATCCCAGTAGTTACCACAGCGATAGCATTTGCGTTTGGTTTTGTCACACACAGATGCTACACTTGGTATAACAAGAACTACCGTAGGGATTTACGGACTCTTAAACAGTATCAAAAGATACGCAGTCAACAAAGGAGAAATAATGAACATTAAATTTAATGTTGCTATTGAAATAGATGACGAATACATAGCGCATGAGTATTTAGAAGGCTACGAGCCTACTGTTGGTGAAATCATCAAAGATGCTCTGGAAGCAATATGGACATCTCATAGATTCGGTACGAGCATGACAGCTACAGACGTTCGCATTGACGAATACGATTCGGAACAGGAGAAAAAATGAGTGAAATAAAACCATTTGAAACAGATGACCCACACTTAAAGGGTATCTACAACGCTGTTAATAACATCGTTGCATCACAACAAATAATGGTAGACCTAATACACAACGAGCTACCAGAGTTAGAAAATACCAAAGCGTTAGCAGGTAATAACCACAGCGAAATAGCGCATCAAGCCGCTAGGGAAATGGGCGATACCTCTAGGCTAGCTAACAAAGTTCTAGCTCATTTACAATGGGCGTTGGATATTGCATTGACTAAATCACATAGACGGCAAGCAGGCGACGACAACCCAGTATGGGAAGGTTGGGTTAGTAGAGATGAGTTATCACTTGTTGTAGGTGGCGGAGATGGCGCTAGGAGGGCTAGGGAACTACGAGAGAATGGGTATCCTGTTGAGTCCAAGATGATGAAGATAGGCGACAGGCCTAAGCAAGCGTATTACCGTTTATTAGAAGATAAAGAATCCGATGTCGAGTTGTGTCAGGGATATAACCAGCTACATCACGAAAGAGAACACAGAGAATATCGTGAGGAGGGTTTACTGTGAATTACACACAAGAAATATCAGAAGTTTACGGAAAGCATTTGGAGGACAGTAGAGAAGCTAAACCTACAGCTTGCGATACTCTCCTCAGAATAAGTAGCGTAGGGTCGTGCTTGAGACAACGAGCGTTTGAAGCCTTGAAATATCAAGAGACAAACCCTATAGATAAATCAACGCTCATAGCGTTTGAGATAGGTAACGCAATCCATGAGGGCATACAAGAAGCGTGCCAGAAGGCGTACAGCGGTCAGTATGAACTACCGTTAGATTTGACTCCGTTAACTAACGTTTCTTTGTCAGGGTCTTGTGACGGTTTGGTGTGGGTTGACGATGAAACACAAAGACTTTTAGAGCTGAAAACAGTCTCAAGTTTCGGGTTCAAATTGGCTAGAGAAGGTCTGCCTAAAATGGCTCACGTTGCACAATCCGCTTTGTATGCAATGGCTTGCGAAGTAGACGAGTTATGGATTGTGTACGTTGCGAAACAAGATAGTTGGCGTGACAAAATCAAAGTAGGCGAAACTTTAGAATGGGTCATACACATGGATGAGGAAATCTCAGAGTGGGGTATGACACCACGTCAGATAGCAGAGTTAGAGTTAGGGTGGTTTAAGTCTGTACAGGAGGACATCGCTCAGGGAGCTTTACCTGTAGCGTTTATACCTAACGACGACGGAGAGCTTATATATCAAGAGAAGCCTAGCCCGTATGGCGTACCGTCTAAGGGTGGTGCATGGCAATGTAGGTATTGCAGGCACAACGAGTTGTGTTCGGTCCTTAGCGGTGATGAGGTGACGCTTGATGTTGCACGGTATCACGCAAACTTATTAGCAGGAGAAACAAATGACTAAGAATGAACAAGAAGCATGTGACAGGCAAACATACAAGTGGCTTGCACACGATGTCAAAATGATGCAAGGCATGGAAAACTTTTTATCTCTAGCGGAGAGATTAGAAGAAGAAGAAACAGAACCTAATAAAAAATTGTTAAATGATTTAGAAGATTGGACAATGTATTGTTGGGAAAGTTGGGTCTCTTCACAGAGACGTATGAAAGAGTTAGAAGAAAAATATCCGAATTGGGAGGAAATAGATGCCTGAACAATTAATCAAATTATCAAAACCAATACCCGAAACTTTCGTTAAAGTAAAGCCGACAGGTAGGGGTGACAGGTATGTCAGCCACGGAGATATAACACAATTTTTGTTGTTGCATTTAGGTCCGTTTGACATGCGAATAGTAGAACTTATCAGAAGCCCAGAGGGCATTGTTGAGGGTTGCATTCTTGAATGCACTTTTACCGTAGACGGCAAGCAAGTCACAATCCAAGAAATTGGCGAGGTGGAAAGACCCAGTAAACACTCAGGTCAGAACGCCAAAAATTCTGTCAGCGATGCTATAAAACGGATAGGGATGCGCTTAAGTCTGGGGTTGTCACTTTGGACATCAGATGAGTATTATGTATTACATCAACAATTAATTAAAAAGGAGAACAGTAATGTTGAATGAGGGAATCGGTTTCCAAATGGGAAACCTAGGAAGAGAGTGGCTACCCAAGGTCACTGGCACAGGCAAAGCAGTTTATGAGAATGCGTTAGCCGTAAAGACAGGCCCAGAAGAAACTACATGGGTAACATTAAGCGTTTGGGAAGACTCCAGAGATGGGTCAACAGCGCTACCAGAAGCCATAGCTAAAGCCACAAATAAAGGTAGCAGAATAGCCGTTAGAGGCAAATTTACCAGCCGTCAATACAAGAACAAAGACGGACAAACTGTAACTGGTTGGGACTGTAACGTTTGGGATTTATTTCAGATCGTTAGAGCGCCTAAAGAAGATGTTTGGGCAGGCAAAACAGCAATAATTGACGGGAAACCAGTAGACAGCAATGAGGACTGGTTTTAGTGTGGGAGGACTTCGGTCAGAAGAAATCTAAACTCAGGAACAAATCACCGTACTACATAAGCTGTACTTGCGGTTGGGTCATCGGCTCAAAAGTAATAGAAAACAACAACAACAAATGCCCTACATGTGGGCAGAAACATCAGGAGAAATAACGATGGAAGCACCAGAAACCCCTACTAGGGACAAAAACGATCAGTTGATTGCCATGAGGATACCGCAAACTTTGTTAAACCAAGTTGACCAGTTAGCGATACACAACGGCCAGACTAGATCAGGTATGATACGAGATGCGTTAAACGCATACACGGAAAAACATTACGGACCAATAGCAGACGATATAAACGATCTGTTGTGACAAACATACAGTTTCATAGAGAATGGGCTATGCCTAACTCTGAAACATTTAGGATTCAACCCATTAACTCCCTCCTTCGCAGGGTGATGACCAAGGGAGTTTGGGTTGATCCTTATGTTCGTAACAGTTGTTTCAAGCATTTAATGAAGTTTACGAACGACATTAACCCAGAGTTTGAAGCAGACTTTCATCACGACGCTAGTCATTTCCTTTCGTTACTTGAAGATGAATCAGTTGACGGGGTTCTATTTGACCCACCATACAGCTCTAGACAAATCAAAGAATGCTACGACGGGATAGGGCGTGTAGTTACCCAAGAGGACACACAAAACCCGTGGTCAGAGATCAAAAAACAAATAGCAAGAATATGCAAACCTAACGCCATTGTAGTGCGTTGCGGTTGGAACTCCATGGGCATAGGCAAGACCCTAGGCTTTGATATGTTAGAAATTCTTTTAGTACCCCATGGAGGAGTCAGAAACGATACAATCGTAACCGTCGAAAAAAAGCGGGCAGAAGTACAAGGAGTGTTTGATTTTGTCTAATAAAGCGAAACAGAAAGGAACCACAGGCGAGAATGAAATAGTAGCTTTACTTATGGAATGGGGGCATAACGACGCTCATAGAACCAGCGCTAGTAGCGAGTCTCACGATATCTGGTTGGGGGACTTGGATATCCCGATTGAAGTGAAATATCGCAAGCGTTGGACACTGTTCCCGTGGATTAGCAGAATACGGAAAGTTGCCCAAGATAACCAGTGGGTAATCTTTGCTATCCACGGGGACAGAAGGTCGCAAATAGGAAAAACCGTTGGTAAAGTAGCTGTTTTAGATGCGGCATTTGCGGCAGAACTGTTAACAATTTGGAGACACCACAATGAGAAAGATCTTTATTTATAGCACGATTTTATTTACGTTCGCTATCAACGCACTGTCAGCTACAGCTCTAGCTTACATACCTTGGGACAAAATAGAAGAACACATATTAGCTACTGAATACGACTGGTTAGAGGACAGCGGAAGGGTGCGTATGTTGCAGTACTGGTTAAGCATAGACACAGACGGCATTTACGGTGAGATTACGCATAAGCATCATCGTCAGTGGGCTATGGAACGTAACATTTCTGTGCGTTTATACTCAACTGTTTCTCCTGATGCTACTTTTAGGCCGGAGGTTGAACGGTGGCGTAGCACGGTTGAAAGCGCAATACTAGCCAACGGTGGGCCTCTTAGCGATACCGCTAGGTTCTTGAAAATTATAGATTGTGAATCTGGTGGTGATCCTACAGCGAGGTCTAGTGTTAGTACAGCTAGTGGTTTGATGCAACACTTGACAACGTATTGGGATGCTAGAAGTCGTACTGCTTTGGGTTATGTAGCAGATGTTTTAGATGGAGAAAGTAATATAAAAGTTTCTGCTTGGCTTATTTATAGGGCTACGGGCGGTGGTTGGCGACACTGGGTATGTAGCTAGTCTATTCGTCTTTCCAGTCGATCCACACGCCTATGAAATGGCATAAAGCGCTAGCTGCCGTTATCCAGATACCGTACTCTCTTGTCTCTCCTGACAACGTAATCAACACAATACCTGTAGAACCAGCAGTAAGGCTAAGTATGAAAACTTCTCTGGTTAGTCTTTTAAGTTTACGCTTTATCATTGTTTCTCCTGATTGTTGGGCCACTGGGAGAAACAGCCGATGGACTGCTAGGTCTTGGAGGGGTTGGAGTTGTAGGTCTTGGAGTTGGTGGTGGCGGTGTAGGTCTAGTAACCGCTACTGTAGCTATTGTAGCAGTCGCTGTCGTCACCGCAATAATACTCCGCCTTTCGTCAACGGATATTGTTGAATCTTCTGGCACATAATCCTCAAAGCCACCAGCGTACACGTTAATTTCAGCCTCAAGTTCATCTTTTACTTCATCAGAAGCCTCGTTAAATAGCTCTGGTGCTGACTCAAAGATAACAGTTATCTGCTCATCTGAGGCATCTTCAAAAAAATCAGGATTATCCTCTAGAACTTCTTCCAAAAAGATCTCAACAGTTTCCTCATCTTGTAGTATTTCAGCAATAATTTCGTCGTCAAGCTCATCAGCGTCTAACTCCTCAAAGTCTATTTCTTCAATGTCCTCATACTCTTCAAGAACAAACTCTTCTTCTAGTTCCACATCTGATTGTACTTCATCTGGCTGTGCCTGTTCTCCATCATCAAAGAAAGTTGTTTCTTCTTCCTCCTCTGCCTCAATTTCTTCTGGAACAAACTCAATTTCTGGTAACTCATCTAGCTCAAACTCTTCCCATTCTATATCGTCGAAGTTCCACATGATATCATCTTCTAATGGCAATTCTTCTAATTCCTCTATGTCTATTGTCACTGGTGGCGGTGGGTTTTCTTCAACTGGTAATGGAGGAGCTGGCGCTGGGGGTAGCGATGGCTGTACTGTGGGGGGTTCCAACGGCGGGTCTGGTTCTGGCTCTTCTTCTGGTTCTTCTGGGAGAGGGGTTGGATCTTGAATAGGCTCATCTACGGGAGGCTCAACTTCCTCTTCAGGCGTAGGAGATTCTTCAGGAGTAGGGTCTGGCTGAGGCGTAGGCTCTACAGGCTCAGGCGTAGGCTGAGGAGTTGCTTCGGGCGTAGGTTCTGGTTCTGGAGTCGCTTCAGGATCAGGCGCAGGCTCAGAGTCATTAATCAAAGACCAGACACCGCCAGATAACTCCATCGTATACGTTCCAATATAATCAGTGTCGAAAGCATCAGCTTTCAGTTGGTAACTTCCGATGTCTAACGTAGGCGTAAGTTGGCTGTCCCAACACATGTTACTGCCATCATTATGCGGAGCAGAATCATCGTCATCTGCGATCAAGGTTAAGATTTCTTCGCTGTCAACACTGTACAACCAAATGTGGGGATCAGCAGCATATTCGTGAGGTGCATAATTCCAATCGTCGCAGGTCATAGACGTAAACGTGATTGCATTAATGGGAGTTTGATCTTCTGTTATTTCTAATGCAAACATAGGACCGTTGTCAAATTCGTTGACCCAAACAGTGCAACGTAACAAGTCTTCTTCTTCTACACAAGTGGTTTCAGGTTCATTTTCTTGAGCTGACACAGGACTAATTATTGCCATGACAAACATAGAAGCTAACAATATGCGTGACAAAACAAAGAAAAAGCGAGCCATAAGCCCACAGTACAACTAAACGCTACGGAACTATAGAGGGTTTCTCTGTTTTTTCAGCCAATCGACTTCTGCTATACGACCCACAGTCGTTACATTTCCACCGCTGATACCTATTCGTTTGAGTCGTTCTAAATCCTCTACGCTGTAAGTTATGTGAACCGCAAGTAGGACACGCATGTTCCTCCGAAAATATGTTGAGGTTTGGGTGGTTCAGCATCCAAGGTCGCAACTTCAAATACACTTGACGCAACAAATCAACATCTTGACGGGCATACTTAATCATTGTTTTCCAAGCCTTCATATTGCCACGCATACACCCAGCCCACGTTTGAAAACCACCAGTATCCACTTTTTGACCAAGCCCCAAGTGCTGTCCTACATGATTCAAACGATTTGAGTTAAACATGAAATACCTGCGAGCCACCTTCAACGTATCAACAGACTTTACAGGAGTAGGTGGACCTAGGTCATGGTACACGAACCTAGCGTTAGCTTTACGCATATCAAACCTGTCACCGTTGTGCGCTATAACAATGTCAGCCTCATCAAACAACTCCCACATCTTCTTGACAACATGAAAATCGTTCTCTGGGTCTTTGTTATAGGCTTTAGGAAAATCAACTAGCGAACATACATGCGTGCGTTTCTGATGCTCCCACCTATACGACACACACATAATGTACCATTCACGCTTATGCTCAATAACATCTTGCTGATATTGCCCCCACACATAAGACAAATTGGGGGCCGTTTCAATGTCGTAGTAAAGAATTTTGGTCATATACTATTCTAGGGGACAGTCAGTAGTCGAAGGGTGCATACTCCCTCCCACCAGTTGCCATCGTCAGATAATTTCTCCGCTGACATAGCAATCTGGTCAATTACGCAAGTATCAGTTTGCGAACCTTCCTGATACGTTATGATTTCCCGATTTGCCATAGCTGTTTTTAACGCATTGTATTCAGCTTTCGTATCGTATCCGATGGCGGAACCTCTACCCCTAGATGTAGCAACCCTTGTTTTAAGAATAATTGGTAAAATTATTTCGTCTACTCTTGTAGGAGCAGGAAACGCTTGGATTCTCCACGATTCAATAATGGGGCCAGCAGTTACTACAGAGTCCCTAGTCAAATTAAGTTGCACTTTGAACGCTTCAGATAATTCAGGAACAAGCGTCGTAATGTTCGTAGCGACCTTGTTAGTTAAATTACCTGTTGTAACGCTAACGTTCTCATCATTCGTAACCGTCGCTGTTATCGAACCACCAGCGCTAGAAGCAGCACCAGCATACTGTGTACTACTACCGCTGTACTCTACACCTGACTCACTGTATTGATTGCTTGTAGATGACAAAGATGACGGAGCGTAACGTATCTCAATGTTCCTCAACACCTTATCAAACTGGCTATTCCAACTCACATCACCAACCGTTAACGTGCCAGACGCAACCAACTCACCAGTAGACTTCTCACCCTGCACACCATTAGTAGAATCAGTAAAATACGTTTTGCCTAAAGCCCTAGCAATAAACATAACGTTACTTGGAGAAGCGTCAGCACCACCAGATGTTCCATCTTTAACTGACACTACATCTGCTGCCCAAGCAGGAACAAGTGTTTCGGTAAACCGTGATAAATCAGCTCGATACACTTTGCCAGAACCGCCACCAAACCACACAAAGCGTTCATCAGCAGCCAAACTAAATACTTGCCCAACGTCATCAATAACAGGACCATACGTTACCGCCCCTGACCCCCCATCAATAGCAGCGATACGCAAACCTTTAGTAGTCGCTAACGCAAGGATACCTGCATAAGAAACCATGTCGTTAATCTTTTCGCCTCTGGGCAATTCAGCTACTTGTTGTGGTTCGTCAAGCAAACCATCAGCAGCAGCTACAGATATAAAGCTAATAAAACCTGTATCAGCAGCGTTACCTGCTGCATAGAAACCTACTGGACCTGAACAAACCGTGACCCAACTACCGCCTGCTTGAGGAATGGTTGAGTCAAGGCTGCTAGAAACTTTTGCACCGCTAGAATTAACTTCAGATATGTTATCGCCATCTAAGAAAAACAGCCTGCCACCAACAAGTCGAATAAAGTCAGGGTTTAACGATCCAAAACTTGCTGGTTGCGTAGTAGCACCAAGATTGACGCTAGCAGCAGCCCTGTTAGAGCCATACGCAATAAACACTTTTGAACCGTCAGACGCAATATCAGTTATAGTCTGCGGACTAGCTAAAGCTGTAACCGCTGACCAGTTAACATCAGCGTCAGCAGAGTTAAACGAGTTAGAAAAATACAAGTTAGTTCCTTGAGCCACATACATGTACGACCCAAGCATTTTCATCTTTACATCAGTCCACGCAAACGTGTCGTTCTTAGACTCACAAATAGGCAACAAACTAATCTGTCCCTCAGTCCACACATCAACACCAGACGACTCACTAAACCTTGAGCGATTAGAATTAGCATGATCGTAAAACTTTTGCCCAGACCCAAACGACCAATCAGTCTGCGATCTTAACCAGAACTGTGAACTTATTGATTGCTCTCCGGGTTCATCAGACGTATCTCTTTGCTCACGCAACGTAGGAATCGTAGTACGACGGTATTGGTCAACGTCAATGTTGTACGAACGTGCATCAGCATCTATCGTTAGCGTAACTGGTAGCCGTTCAGCTTTGTGAACCATTTACACCCCTCTATAGAAAGAGTTTTGTGTCTTAGTCCCTGATCTCATCCAATACGTTGGATACTGCTGATCTAGCCTAGCTGCTTCAGCATTTATTCTGGTTTCACGTAACGCTCGAAGGTCACGCATAGAAGCAGATATAGCACCGGCAGGGACTTCATCTGCTCTACGACTAGACCCTTGTTCATCTATAAATTCACGTCGAACAGGTCGAGTAGACATTAACCGTAACGCTGCTCCAACTGACGGCAAATCATACGCTGATGAGTGTAAGCCAACAGTGCTTAACGCTGTTGACGTAGCCGCCAAAGCTGTAAATCCTGTCTTGTATTGGACTCTGACTTTTTGCCCAGAGTTAGCGTCATCATGTAGAACCAAAGCATACCCTGATGCGAACGAAGCAGTATTACGATCTCGTCGCAAAGTCCACGCAGGCAACACCGGCTCAGTATTCTCAGAACCATCATCAGTGTACGTTACTTGGTACACAGTCAAAACGTCGTCAGTTACGCCAGTAAGATCGTATCCATCTTGAGATATGTTGTATGTAAACTCAACAGTTTTCATCTGGTACAAACCGTTTTGCGGCGACGATAAATCAGCTAACTCGTCGTTAATAGCGTTTAGCACAAGTTGTGCAGGAAACTTAGGGTTAACAGTTACTAAGTCACCTGTGCTGTGTGAGGCAGCGGTTGTGCCTCGAAAGCCACGCCTAACAGTAGCGTTGTTAGTAGAAGCGTTAACGCTAAACACATACATTAGTTCAGTGCCTACTTCAATAATTGATCCTTCAACAATGCTAGAACTGTCATAGGTGAATGCTACGGTTGTATCACTTGTACTTAAATCTGCTGATAACTGGTCATGTTCTTCAACATAATCAGTTAACAACAAGTTCTTAGTTTCGTCTATCCACGTTTGAGCAGTCATACCGCCTCAATACTATTCATAAGTCTTTCGCTTTCTTTCCTACTCGCATCACTAGAATACAAACGACCTGCCTGAATTTCGCTCTTAGTTTCAGCATGTTTCTCTAAATGCGCTGAACCATTAATAGATTTAGGTTGCAAACCACTTTGACGCAAACGCTTATACGCAGACATGTCAGCATCTTTAGCTTTCTCAGCTTTCTTTGTAGCTTCTAAATCAATCACAGAGTTACGAGAAGGCGTAGCAGAAGGCGCAATGTTAACACCTGAAATAAGTTTGGTCATTGCTCGCCCACAAGTAACGCAATGAAACGAATGCTCATCATTAAAGCCATGTATTATTTCTTCAACGTTTCCACATTGTGTGCATCTATAGTCATACCGTGGCATAACCCTCAACCTCTATTCCGTAACCAGCATTTTTTAACGAATTTAGTTCATCATCTGTAAAATCAGTAGGGGATTCATGCCCACCATATATTGTTCGAGAAACTGTACTCATATCTGCCGGTTGTCGAGTCGTTACCGACCCATCGTTTAATATAAATATATTAACGCCTCTAGCCGTTGGAGGATAGAATCTCCGCAAGTTCCTAGCAGGGCTAATAGTCGGAAACCTAGTAACGTCTAATGTCGGAACCGTATTTTCAAATACAGGCACATACTTTGTATTGAATAATAGCTGATCTATAGACGTTGAAGCACTAATTGTAGACACACTTATATTCTGGTCCATACTGACGGTCACAGACGGCGTTGTAGACGTTCCGCCTATAACTGATGGTTCTACACCAGCGTTGCCTGAAATCGTCGCAGACGGCGTTGTAGCAGCCGTAGAAACGACGCTAGGAGCAACGTTCGCTGTGCCAGATATAGTCGCAGATGGCGTAGTCGTAACACCAGCAATAACACTAGGAGCTACGCTAGCCGTACCCGATATTGTCGCCGACGGCGTAGTGGTAGCGCCAGCAATAACGCTAGGAGCTACACTAGCTGTCCCTGATACAGTCGTAGCAGGAACAGTCGTCGTACCTGCAATCACCGCAACGGCAGCATTCGCAAATGCTGTTACGGTTACAGCCGGAACAGTCGCAGAACACGCTATTGTTGATGCGTTTACTGTCGCATCTGCCTGCGAATAGTTTACGCTTGAACTTGCGTAGGTAACCGCAGATGAACTGTAGTTTATTGTCACCTGCTGACCTCACTACTCGTCGCCGTACAGGGACTCCTCAGATGCAGTATTCTTACCAGCTAAAGAACACGACCTATCACCAATTTTTGTAGCAGCCCAACTTTTAAGAACCGACAACACAGCAGCAAAACCAGAAGCTATAACAAGTTTCCAGTTACTTACTCCCATGTCAAGAAAGCTGTTACCACTGATTGTGGCTACCGCTGCTTGCACAAACGTTGCTGCACATCGCTCAAGTAAATCTAGATATTCTTTCATCGTAATAATGCCTTCCAAGTATTTGGGCCAACTATGCCGTCAACATATAATAGCCGACGCTTTTGGAACTCCACAACAGCCTTTCGAGTGAGTTTGCCAAAATCAGAATCTATTTTATACCGATACAGTCCTTTAGCAGCCAACAACTGCTGGACAACTTTAACTGCTGCTCCTTTAGAACCTTTCTTCAAAGGGTGAGCAGTAACTAAAGCCTCTATTTCAGCAAACGCAGCAGCAATACCCTTAACATCTTGCTTCGCTGTTTTCTTAGCCTTTGTCCCTTTCAAAGCAGGCGCATCAAACCACTGAATTTTACCTTTAACTACTTTACAAGGCTGATGATGCCACCACTCAGAAGGAACTGTCTTAACAATACCGTACTCTTTAGCTATAGAATTAACCTGTGACGTAGACAAACCACGCCCAACAATACGGAAATCAACAGCATAGCCCCAGTTATTAAACGCTTTCTGCTGCATGTGATAGGAGCCTTGAAACCCTGAAGAAGTTATCCTGTCAGGATTAGCAGCTAAATTAAACCCTGCCCTTCCGCTTTTGTATCCGTCGTAAAGATATTTCTGTTGTGCATAGGTACGCACACCAGATACGACTTTAACTTTGTTACGGATACGGCTGTCTCTAAAGAATGCTTCTAGTCTGCGTTTGAACTCTGGGTGTAGTAGTTCAATATTAACGTGTTTACTCGTCGTCGGTATCATCTTGTTGTTCTGTTAGCTTTCTGATTTGTACTGCTTGTACACAAATCATTAATTCTTTTGGAAATTGTCTTTCTACTTCTTGGAGTACTTCTACTGGGCTAAGTTCCATTTTATCCTTCTAACGCTTCTACTTTATCAGCTAATTTCTGGCACATCTGCAATAGCATAGGAACTAGCACTGAATATTTAATGTGCTTGTAACCTTCTTCATCTGTTTTTACTAAACCTGCCATTACCTGTTCTGTTGGTTGTGCAACAAGACCAAGCAATTTCTTTCTACTTTCTGCACTAGTATCAACAAGCGAAACTGTTTTAGTGCTGTGATCTATTTCACCGTTTTCATCTGTGTCGTAATCAATTTTGACGGCTTTGCAGAAATTAAAGTTCTTAACTTCTAGTTTTCTTAGGTCATCATAATAGTCTCTTGGGTCAGTAATGTTTTCTTTCAATCGTTCATCTGATATAGCACCGTAAGAATTATTTTTATTGTCTACGTCACCGTCACACGCTACTAAGAAGTGCATTGTCCCTGTCGCTGAATGATCTGATAAGCCCATAAACAAGGCTGAGGTGCTGCTACTGGTTGTCCGATAGACAGCGCCTGCTGGAGTTCCGGATGGTGATTTTACACTAAAAAACCCATCGGTTGATGGAAAATCAGGTCCACCTGTTGTGCCTACAAAGAAAAATCCGCTAGAACTAACCGCTGCTTTCAGAGAGCCAGCGGTAGCAAAACCTATTCTGTTAGTATCTGCTAAATACACCCCTGTATCTTGATCCCCTGAAAAAGTAATTGAAGGTGCGGCTGCACTTCCATCAGATGCCTGAATAGTCCCACTAACAATAAGAGCATCAGCCGACTCATCCCATTCCATGTATTTACCATCAGTAGCACCAAAAAACTTAACATCATGCCCTGTGTCATTAAGTCCTACAGTTAAAGTTCCATCAAGTTGAGTATTAGCATCAACATCTACATTGCCATCAATGTTAACAGTGCTACTAAACGTAGTCGCTTTAGCAACCGTAATAGCCTCAGAACTATCAGTAGTCGTAAACGTGATATACGCATTATCAGCTTCCTCAATAATCAAAGCAGAAGCCTGATTATCAGGAATTTTAATAGAGTTCTCACCAGCATTCGTAAACTGCAACGCACCATCAGCGCCACCAGACAACACCAAATCGCCAGCAATATCAGCAGAGCTAGACAGATCAAGCGTAGCTGCATCCAACTCACCAGTTAGCGTAACATTACGGAAACTAGCAATGTCTTTACTAGCGTCAACAACAACAGCTTTAGAAGCAGTAACAGTACCGCCTGTAACGCCATCAAGAAGATTAATCTCAGCAGCAGTCGAAGTAACTGCTGTAGAACCAAGAATTAAATCACCTTCAGGAATAGTAACATCACCAACAAACGTAGGAGTCGTATCCCAAGCAGAAGTACCAGTACCAGTCCCAATTAGCACAGCACCAGAAGTAGGCGTGGTGTCACCAGTACCCAACTTCTCCTCAATCTGCAACACAGCACCATTCACATTATTGTGAATTGTCGCATGGTTAGGCGAATTAAGAGTATCAGAATCCGCTATATTATCAGGAAGCTCATTAGGATCTCTGTCTAAATCACCCGGAAATCTAGTTGCCATTATTCACCTCTTATGGAGTTAAGTCAATCGTAAAAATACCGCCAGAAGCAAACGTAATCGTAAACGTTCCATTACTCGACGAGAAATCAGAACCAAAATCAATGTATGCGATAAGCGGATCATTAGTTAAAGAATCATCATAAATCACAGCGCCTCTGGCGTTTGTAATTGTTGCGGAGGACCATGATGTGTCGGCAGCATCAAATTTAATTGTGCCACCTGTTTGCGTTAAAGACAAACTGCCTAACGTGTTACCACCCGAAGTATATCCTGTCCCAGAAACCTCGTTAGATACATCGCTCTTAAAATCGTGCGCCCCAAAGTCAGGGGTGTACGACGACGTAACCAACATAATTTTAATCGTGTCATTGTCTAGGTCTAACGCATGACTGTTGTTCAAAGCGTTAAGAAAAGTTATTCCATAAAGACCACTAGCCATCAGCGTTCTCCTCGTCAGTTACAACGCTGGCTTGTATTGTCTCAGCAGCTATAACTACATCTACTTGTTCATCTTCCATGATTCACAATAATAATCTAATCAAATAAAGAAAGATAGAGGGTAGGCCAACCTCCCAGTAAAGTCAGCCTACCCCACTACCAGTAAGGAGCTATTAGTTAGCGCCTATTGAGGATGATGTTTCAATCCTTCGGATACATTCTTCACGGAATCTTCCGTATCCTACAAGGTGATACCAACCAACTGTGTTGAATCGACGCAAGCTGTCGGTTACAGGACCGAACACGATGCTTGGATCAGCACCGAAACCGGCTGCACGACTGTGTGCTTTCGCAAGAGCTTGTTTACCAACTATTACAGTTTTGTATTCGTCAACGTTAGAAGCACCAGCGTCAGCGGTTAGCGTAATTCTTGGTGTTTCAATGAAGTCAACTCCACCGAATGTACCAATGCTACCGTTTCGGACACCTGCTCCGTCTTGACGGATTTGGTGTTGGATAACGTCAGTTACTGCTGTAGCTGCACGAAGATCGAAAGAAACGTCAGGGTGGATAAATCCAACGTAAACGTTGCCGTCAAATGCAGGTGCAGAATCAGACCGTAGGTTAGCAACAGCTTTACGGATAAGACCAGCGGTGATAATGTCACCTGCTGCTAGTTCTCCTGTAGCTGTAGCATCGCCACCGAATAGTACGTTGCTGCCTTCAGTTACGATGTCGTGAACAATCTTATCAAGGCTGTCACCCATGTTGTAACCGATAATGTTAGCAGCGTCAGCGTCTATGTTTAAGAAGCTGGTTCCACGTGCTTTAGCGGTGGTTTGTATTGTATTACCGTACTCAGCAAGTGTTACCGTAACTTGTGCGTCACCCATTGTTGATGGTGTGAGGTCAGAAGTTTCGGAAATTGCTGAAGTAGCTTGTGATAAATCGCTGTACTTTGTGAACTTAACGCTTGCTCCAGCGTGCGATTGGTTTGTGGTTTTCACATCGCAAACCATCTCAAAGAGAGGTTGTGATCGCAACGCAAAGTAAGCGAGCTGTTCAAACGCTGCATTACCAGCGGAGTTCAGCGAACTCATTTGTGTTATTGCCATTAGGCTATCTCCAATTAAATTTGGAGCCTACCTTACGTCATTGCGTTAAAAGTACCGCCATTAGCTTCCCACAACTGCTTTAATTCTTCAGCGTTTGTAGTTTGTCTAATTAAACTCTCAAATTGAGGATCTGCTACAGGACCAGCATCATCACTTGCTTCAGCGATTCTACGCTCCGCTTCGACTTGCTCTGCGAACTGCGCCTGTTGCCCCAAATTAGTTGTATTTTCTTGAGACACTAGACTGGTTAAACCTGTGCTAGCAGCTTCAGCTTGTATTGCTTCAACAGTTAGCTCGCCTTCGTAGCCTTTCATAAAGTACTCAGTCATCCTGTTCGATGGGTCTAAGCCTGCATCACGAAAGACATCTTTGCGTTGCATCTGTTGAATTTGCGCTTCAAGCTCATCAGCCCTCGCAGCTCTCGCTTCGAGTTCTCTACGCCAATTCGGTTTGGATTCGGTACTTGAAACTTCTTCTGTTTCAGTAGACTCTGTTTCCATTATGTCACTCACCTTCTCTTACACGCTAACAACGGTGGAATGCTAGCGGAGTTTAATTATGTGTAAACAGCTCACCCTCTTAATGGGGCCGATTACATAACTAAATATAAGCAAATTAACGGTTTGCGTCTACAACCTATTGATTTTGTGCCGATCCAAGGCCAGTAGCACCAGCGCCAGTTACTAAACTACCAGTTCTGCGCTCTCCTGCTGCTTGCCTACGTTGACGCAACCTACGTATCTCAGCAGTAGCTTCCGAATCTAAACCAAACGCTGAAGCAGCTAATTGCGTAGAAGTCGCTGCCTGCTGTTCACCAAAAGTTGCTTGAGTCAAACCTGCTTGTTGCCCTAAACGTTGCGATATTTCACGCTGTTGCACATTCTGTCCAGCCAACTGTCTAGCAACATCAGTTTGGATACCTTGCCCTGTAGCTTGCAAAGCTGCTGCTGATAAACCAGCAGACTCAACTTGCAACCGTTGTTCAATAACGCTTACGCCACGTTCAGGATCAAGGAAATATGCTACAAGTTCCCCGTCGTTTTCAACGCCTATACCATACATGTCTTGCAACTGCGTTTTGAGTTCAGGGTTAATGTTAGCTACTGCTGTAGCAGCCATAGCTACTCGTTCTTTCATTTCATTAGGAGACACATCGTTGCCTATGAACTCAGCAAAATCATCAGGGCTGTCATAAAAGTTTGCAGGTAATCCTGCTGCTGCCATTGTTTGCCGGTAATTGTTTTCTAGCCGTATGTATTCTGCTGGGCTAATAGCTGGCAAACCTAGTTTACTGCGAGTTTCCATACCCTTAAAACGCTCTCTAAATAACTCAGTGTCTTTTATTTCAATCATTACACTTTCGCTTGAATAACCTTCCATTAAATAACGGTAAGCCTCTGCTGCTAGTCCTTCTAAGCCATAACCAGCTAAAGCATCTCTAATAATCGTTAAAGCATCTCTGTCGTCTTGAGTTTCTTGCGCTTGCATAACAGCATCCTCTGTTAGCACTGTATCTTCTTCAAACGCTTCAACAAAACCTCTTACATCTCCCATGCCCATTACGCTACCTCCCCAAACGTTTGACCAATAGAGAACGCCAACGCTCTCGCTTGATCCTTAGCATCATCAGTTTGTTGCCACTCAGGAGTAGCACGAACAAACTTCCTAACCTCAGAAAGAGTCATTGGCCTAGAAGCAGTCCCAGTATCAGGCATGTACTCAATAACATCAGAAAACTCTTCCAACATATTTACCTGCCTACCAAGCATCTGCTCAATCTGATACTTATACGGAGAAAAATACTGATCCGGCGTAACTCCCATTTCGTTAATAACTTTATCTAACGTCGGGAACCTAGAAACCGCAGTTGCTTTCAAATACTGCTCGTACTCCTCGTTAGTTGCTTCACCCGTATATATTTGTTCTGCCCAATCCTGAGCCGTCGCATCATCTATCGGTGTGTAATACTTGTACGCAAGTTGCTGAATAGCGTCTTTAGCAGCACCAAATCCAGAAATATCACTCTGCATCTTCCCGTACTGCAACTGGCCCAACACAGCTTCCCTAATAGCTTCTTGATCGTCACTATCACCAAATCGCATAAGGTTCTTCGCTAAATCAAATTGTTCTTCGTCTGATAATTCAAAACCAAGAAATTGGGCTTCTTTAGCAAGTCTGTCTGTTAATGGCTCAAGAAACTCTGTTCTTTCTGGCTCACTCATGTCTCCCCATGTAGCGTCAAATGCTCGCATGGCTCTGTCAGTTGTTTGCCACCATTCTGTTTTCTGCAATAACCCTTTGACACGGGTAACGCTTGTTATCCCGTTTTCTACGATGTAGTCCATAAGGCTTGTTGTTTCTGTTGCGTTGGGGTCGTTGTAATCAACTAGTTTCCCGTCGGCTGTTAAACCAATTTGCATGTTTTGTGCGTTTTTTCTAAAGAAGTAGCTTGCCCCTCCAAATTGTTCTTGGAGTAGTGCGTATACTTCGTCTACGTCTGCTTCCTTTATTTCTGGGGCAGGAGCAGATCTTAAACCTGTTTGGTTGTTGGTGCCGCCGGTATCGCCAGTGCCGCCGGTATCGCCAGTGCCGCCGGTATCGCCAGTGTCGTCACTATCAGCAATATCTAAGCTTTCGGGTGTGGGGTCTGCAAACATATAATCAAACCCGACTTCAGCTTCAGTCAAATTACGCCCAACAGTTTTTTCTCTACCAGAACCACCACCTCTTTGAATAACAGGGCTTGTATCTACAGGCTTTGGAGCAGGCGCACCCGTAGGCATTGCAGATGGGTTAGGGATATCTTTAAGTATTTTTTTAGGAACAAACGCTTCAGGATTTTGAACAATTTTATTAACGTCTTCCCAAAGGTCGCTAACGTTTACTTCTTCAAATAATTGAAAAGTTGAATTACTTTCATCTTTAATTTTATTTTCTTCATCTAACAAATAACTTTTTACAGAATCGCCGTCCGTAACTTCAACATTATTTGGTAAATTAAAATCACCATTTTCCAACAAATCTTTAATTTTATCTGCAGTTGATGGTTGAGAGGATGGGCGAATTTTGGCTGGTTGGTATCCTGCGTCAATTAAAGTACTTATTTGATCAATAATAGATAGCCGCTCATTAACGTCTTCTAATTCGTTTTTAAGTCTTGAATACAAAGCATCGTACATTTGGCCTTCAGCGCTTTGTTTATCAATACGAGTTCCATCATCAAATACAAAAAACTTTTTTTTCTGTTGCCTAAGCCCTGTTTCTTCCTGTTGCCTTTTGTCGCTAAGATCATACATTTTATTACATACCCCCAATACCAGCAGCCTGCATAACTAACGAAGCCGCATTAGAATAATCCATAGCTCCAGCTTCCGTAGGAGCAGCAGCCCTAGCAGCATCAATAGCTCTAGCACCAACAGAAATACTTTGCGTACCTGAAGCCTGCAAGCTATGTATTTCTTTAACAAACGCTTGCATTTCTGACTTAGTAGCTTTACGCCCTAAGACGCTTTGCGTTGCCGTATTAATGCCTTGCATTAAAGCAGAAGGATCAATGTAATTAATTATTCTTTCAGGTTTACGTCGTAACTCCTCAATGCGTTCATCAAAAAAAGCTTGTGATTCTTCAAGGCTTACTTCGCCTGTACGCATAATAATGTCAATAAAATCAGAGCCTCCTCCTATTTCAGCTTGCCGCTGTGCGTACATCATTGTTCGTGCAAAAGCGTCTATAAACTCTCCTTCGTTAATAGAGCCATCATCGTCAAATAAATCGTCAGCGTCCCCGTATGCGTTGGGAACAAAACGAAACATGTCATACGCTATTTCTTTGCGGGTTTGTTCGTCGTATCCGCCAAGAAGCTCAGAAATCATGTCGTCTGTTATTGGGGTAAGTTCCATTTCCCCAGTTTCAAAAGCAGGAACTTCTATCTCTATAGGTTGTCCTTGGAAAAAACGAGTTGTTGTAGTTGCTGGAGTTACAGCAGGAGCTTCGGTGTATCCGTAAACGTTGTCAACTGATTGAGGCATCAAGGCTTGAATAGACGCTAATATGCTTTCAGCTAAATCCAGTTCTTGTTGTGTAGTGCCTATTGGAATTGGATTTTCAGTTTGAACCATTTACAAAATCTCCGTTAGTAAACGCACGCCATACATCTGGCCGTAACGTAGAAATAAAACTTTCTGTAGTAATCATATCTTGTTCAAAGTACCTATCATAGATCCTAGAAAATTCAGGTCTTGCAGCTAACGCTTCTTTCTGATTCTCCCACATTAACTTCAAATCAGCGTTAGAAGCAGCAGTTAATACATTGCTTCCAACACGACCAGTTTCAGGGTTTCGTGTCGTGCTACGTTGAATAAGGTTTAACTCAATAAAGTTTCTTAGTTGGAAGTACTCAATAACGTGTCGTGTGGAAGGCCGTGCAAGAATGTTATCTTGCTCTAAACCAGCTAAGAAACCTTCAATAATTGCAGGTGTTTTGCTAACCCTTGACTTTGTTGCGTACTCTTCACCCCAAGCAGGTATTTCATTTTTCAAACGTTCAACAAGTTGGTCAAACATTATCTTTACTGGCAGCATTTCAGTAGAAGCCATAGAATAATCTAAACCAGCAGCTTTACGTTTCTCTTGCTCGCTTCTAACAATATCGGCATAAGTAGAGTAAATGCTCCAACCACGTTCAACTTCAGTATCAGCTATTGTGTCGTAAACACTTTTGCGTTCCCTACGTTTCGTGTCGTCTGACGGGCTTATATCCATTTGAGTTTGTCGCCTGTATGCAGCAGAACTAAACTTAAATTCTTCATCGCCAGCGCCAAGGCTTCCAGTCACCCAACCACCAACTTCAGGGTGGGCTTGCACAAGCTCTTGATTTTCTATGTACGCTATTTCAGCAGTTGCAGAAGCAGCAACACCATCGTTTAATTTTGTCATTCTGGCTGTTAACGCAAACAGTTCAGGCCCGTGTTCTTCCAAGAAAATTTGGTTACCAGCTAACGTGCCGTGTTCTCGTTGCAAATTCCTTGCTTCTTTTATTAAGTCGTCATAAGGAGAAAACGCTGTCGTTGACGTAGGCATAAACAAACCTGTAGCTACCCTAAACATGAAAAAATCATTTGCACGTTGGTTAGCTTCTTCTATCAACATGTTAAGTTGCTTTTCGTCTGTAACATCTATCGGTGTGCCATTTTCGGCTTGCTCTACAAAAATTTGTAACGCAAATGATTGCACTTGCCTTTCCCTAGTAGGAGTCTCTCTTACAAGGTTGTCTATGTTTTGTTGATAAGCAGGAATAAACCCTGACTTTATGCGTTCAAAAACACCGCCTTCAGGGTGACCAAACGGAAACATAAAGTTAAACGTTTCATCAAGTTCAGGATTCCTCAATACAGCTTCTCGTACAGGTATCGAAACAAGAGGACCAAAACCCGGAGTTGTTGATTGCAGCATAGAAGCTAATCCTTCTTTACTAAAACGTAACGGGTTGTTACTCAACAACTGACCTAACGGCCCTTTGCTTATCAAATTTAATGGCCCACCGTCGGCAGGTAATTTATCTAACCCATTTACAGCCCATTCTGGTAATCTAAACGCTAGATAATTAGCGCCTGTTTCTTCATCATTTATTTCAGTTATGCCTAATGTTTCTGCGTTCCAATCTGACATGTATAAACGCACGCCTTTGGCTACTACAGCAGGGTTTTCTTGCCCTAACTTAACCCAACGACCTATAACTTCTTGCCACGCATTGTAGAACGGCATTACCAATGCAGCCATTTCTCCAAATCGTGTTTCTTCAGCTAAATCGTATAGCAGGTCCCGTGTTTCTAGTAGCGCTACATCTCTGGCGCTATCTTCTAGTTTTCGTAATTGGTTCGGGCTAATTGTGACTTGCCCGTCTGCATCCATGTACGCTGAAATTTTGCGGTAAAAGGCACGTTCATATTTTGTTCTGTAGTACGGGTTACGAGATAAATGGTCTGCTGGTAACGTTCCAAGGTTTTCATATATGCGTTCAATAAATTTACCTGATTCCTTTCCAAAACCTGCTCTTTGTGGAGCTATTGACTCAGGAGTTGGTGACACTTGCCTACCAAAATCTCCATAACTTTTACCTTCTAATACATTTCTAGGAACTCCACCTAAACGTATATCTACAATAAGAGCGTCAACATCTCCGTCATTGTATTTCTTGCTTTTTTTAGTGTGATCCTCTAATGCTTTTTGAACGTCTTCCCATTTAACCGGTTGTTGCGTTCGTGCTTTTTCTCTAAGGTTATCAAAAATTTGTCCTCTTGGTAGCACATTGTCGTACTCGTCAACAATGTTATCTGCTATATTGTAAATTACTTCGCTAACAGGTGTTACAGCATTTTTTTTAGCTTTTTCTATTGGGTAATACAAACCTAAATTATTTGAAAGCGCTTCATTCGTTCTAATTTCTTTAGCAAGTCGAGCAACACGCACATCTCTTGGCAAATCAGCCCACACAATATCAAAAAACGATGACTGCCATTTATCTCCAATAGCTGTGTAACGTTCCATCATTGTTTCCCACCCTTTAGCAAAGAAACTTTTATCTTCATCAAGGATGTCCCAAGCTCTCCATTCAGCATTATTAAATTCTTGCAATCTTCGTTCGCTTGCTTGCTTAAAGCCAAGGAACATAGCGCTTTGAGCTTTTGTTGAAGAAACAGCACGTTGGTTCATTGCTATAAAATCAGCGTCATCTCCAAAAGCTCCACGGGCAGTAATGCCACCTATTTTAAGATTGTAATGGCCAGCTTCAACTAACAACCTTTCTGCTTTCTCAACACTGTTCACAACATCATCTAAACCAACCATGTCTTTATCTAAACTGTCTACTAGCGTTCTCATGCTGACACCTTGTTGCAGCATTTGGTCCGCTAACGCACGCATAGCGGCAGCTTCGTCACCAGCAGCTTCAAACGCATCGTCTAACAATCGTTTAGCTTCTGTCTTGTACAAAGTAGATTGATGCAACGCTGCACGTTTTCCAGCAATGTTGTTAATTCTGCGATGTCTGCTAATTCCGTGCATACCAGCCCATGCCGCACCAGCTAAAGGATTTAACAATGTCCCAGCTATAAACGCCCTACTTACAGTAGGCATAGCGTAACGCAACTTATTTTCTTGCTTTGCTTTTTGCGCAGTTTCTTTAATTCTGTTTTTAAGTATGTCTGCGCCGCCTTCAACCATATTCATAACTTCATACGCTGTTACATCATTTGCCTTAATTTTTCGTTCAAGAAACTTTTCAGCAGTAATGAATCTAGACTTTTCAAAACTTTCGTCAAGAAAACGTTTTTGACCGCTTTTTAATTTTTTAGTTTTTACATCAGGAAATAACGATGTAACGCTGTCTTCAACATCTATTACCAAATTATTATTTTGAATAGCTTCTATAGCGTCTTGTTTAATAGTAGTTGTAACGTCACGCATTGACGATTCAATACTTCGTGTAGCAAACGCATCTTTCAAATCACCCATACCACGGAACACATTACGCATTTCCGTAATTGCACCAAGGTCAGCTAAACGCCGCAACGTTTCATCTAACTGCACACGCATCGGCCACTTAGGAGTCAACAACACCATAGGCCGCCAAACGTTTTGAGCTTGTTGCGCTCTATTCCTTAACGGCCTAGCAACACGCTTAAAACCATCTTTTGTTTGGACCCAACGTCTAGTCGTTAAATCCCTAGTGTATTGTTTAGGATTAAAATTATTAACAGCTTGTTGTGCTTCATTAACTGCTTCTTCAGCCGCCTTAATTTTTTTAACGCTTGCTTTATTAGCTTTAAGTTCTTCAAGGTTTTCTTTAGCTTTGAATAATTTTTCATTTAACTGATTCTTAGTCAGCACAACTAAACGTTGCTTGTCTTGAATAAAATCATTAATCAAATCAAACCTTGGAATAACTTCTGCTTGTTTAACCATGTGCGGAGACATGCCATGGTCAATAAACACCATGCCATCATCACCTTTATACGAACTATATGATCTTTCTGCGCCACGCACAGAACCACGAGTTTTTTTACCTTGCTGTTGAGCTTCTTTTACTTGTTTACGAGAAGCATCTTTTAAGTTATTAGCTTTTTGTAATTGGTCAGCTAAAGAATCACCAATGTCAATCCCTGCTTCTTCAATTAACTCATCTGCTTTATTAACAAGTCGAGTCTTAGCGTTATCAAATTCATTTCGTAAATTTGCTGCCATATTAGAATCCGCACGGTTCCTAATTTCCATCCACCTGCCCAGCAAATCACGGACTTCATCGGCGTTAATAATTGATTTACCGTTAATAGTTACGCCGCTAGCGTTAGCAAGCATACGTTCATATTGTGTAAACGCACCTGCATCGTTAAATTCAATTAACGACTGAGGCACACGCTCTGTAATTACACGCAATGTCCTAAAACCAAAAGGTGTAATGACTGACGGGATCTGATACACACGGTCTATAAAATCAGCGTTGCGTCTTTGCAGCCTTCCTAACTTTTCTCCTTTTTTTGCCTTTCTGTTAAGTTCTCGCAGATGCTTATTGCGGAGAGCTTGCAACGAATTAGTTCTATACACTTTATCTATAGATACATCTACCCCTTTGAAAGGAGCTTCTTCTAACACATCTAGAATAGCCAAACGTTCTAACACAAACTCTGCTGTTGCCGTTAAACCAGCATCGGCTGTTAACATTTCATCAGTCAACGTGTTCATGCGAACATTTGTTGAGCCATTAACAATTTGAGTTATCTGACTTTCTTGCAAACCTACTTGCAAGTCATACATCATTTCATAATCAACGCTGTCAAGTTTTTTTTCTGCTATTGCTACACGTTCGTAATAAGGTTTTGTTTCATCTTGTAAACGTTTTTTTTGATTTTGGAACCTTGTAAGAGCACCTTTTTGACCGCTCGTAAGATTTTCTGGTTTACCATAACTATCAATTTTCTGATCTAATACTTCAATACGGCTATTCAAATCATCAAGCATTCTTAAATCATTAAAATAGCTTTCATCTTCAAGTAGCGCTCTGCCTTTTTCAGCTATGTCTTTAGCTTCATCAAACGCAGTCATATCCCCAATCAAAGCACGGGCAGTTAATCTTCTAGCCTCTGGGGTAGCACCGTGACCAATAGCAAACGCTGCTGACTCAGGCATACTTGCTGCTGCACGCCGACCAACCGTTTCCCGAAGAACAACGGCACGCCGCCTTGCTGCTGCTTCTCTACTAAGACCGCCGTCTGCAACAGGGACGCCTACAAGTTTATCTATTTCGGCTAATTCCTCTTCAATTAATTTATATTTAGAACTATTCACAAAAGCGTGCGCTCTTGCTTGCGTACTTGTCGTACCAATCATGCGACGAATTTTGCGTTGTTCTTCAGTCAAACCTTTGAACCTACTAGAAGTAACTAGCTCGCCGTCAATTAATTTGTCCATTCTGCGCCAACCAGTAAATAAGCCTCCACCCGGAGCATAAATGCGTTGGGGGCTAACATGTCGTCTACCAAGCGTAGACGTTAACTCGCCAGTCTTTTTCCCAGTAGTAGGATCAATTACTTCTTTAACGCCAAGTATCTTAACGTCACCAGTTTTAGTTACACGACCAAGCGCTGTCTTCCCTGACAAAACGTTTGCAGTACCACCTAACGCTATGTCAATAGGGTCAAGGAACTCTTGTGCGAAATCAAGCATTCCTGAAAACAATTTGAACATGTAATCGTCTTGCACAGCGTTCATTGCTTCGTCATCGAACGGATCGATCATCATTGTTGCTGCAAGCATCGACTGACCGAACGTGCGGCCATGCCCTTCTATTCTTTTTCCAGTTACAGGGTCAAAAGATTTGCTATTGATCTCGTAGGCTCTTGCCCACGTTGACCCATCCCACATTCGAGAAATGTTACCGTCACTTAAACTAGCGCCAACAACAGTAGCGAACGTTCCAAGGCCATCATCGACAACGGATTGCATTACCCAATCCCAGCCTTCCATCGCAGCATTAAAATACTTGCCGCCACCTGTCCTAATAAAACCAAGCGGACCTGATTCTGGCAACGCACCAATAACAGAACCTATAACACCTTCGGGGCCAAACGCACCTTGCATAGCAGTCCCAAGAATGTCCTCTTGCCAAGAATTAAACCAAGTTTCAGCAGCCTTATCAGGTTGCATACTTATCAAATAAGCACTTGATTTAACAGTATCTACAGCAAAGTCAAGGCTACCTTCTCCTATGTCAAGAATGCCTCCACCAATGTCTTTCAATCGGTCTAGAAAACCCATAGTTACTCTCTATTCTGATTTTGTAAATCTTCCATCGGCCCGATAGCAAGCCTTAACTTCCTAGCAAAGTTTCTTGTTTGTGGAGAAGCATACGGTTCAGAAGCAGCTTGTTCTAACAAAGGCAAAATAGCGAGCATTTGCATTTTGCGTTGTTGCGTGGCCTCTGGAGTCAACACAGCTTCAGGTTGGCCCATAGCTGTAACCATTTCATTAGGTCGTTCAGAACGCCTACCGAACGGTTGCTCCCCTGCTTTCATCGTAGGAATCTGTGGTTCCTCCATACTGGGCAAAGGAACAGCGGCTTGCGCTTCTTCTTGCATTTTGGCTTGACCATACTGTTGGCCAGTTAAAGTCCTTGCAGCTTGTTCGCCTTTACGTTTTCTAGGCACTATAAAGCTCCTAATAGTTCACGCAAACCAGCAGGCCCACCCTCAGCAGAAGGCGGAGCAACCATAGCTTCTGCTCCTGCTTCGGGTTGGGCTATGCCGGATTGTGCTTCAGGGGATGTAGGCGAAACCATTGTGGCTTGCCTTTCTTGGGCTTCACGCTGTACTTTCTCAACAGCGGAAGCTAATTCAGCTTTGTCCGATTTAACAAGATCAATGATACGAGCAAGATCAGCAGGTGATATTGCCCCTGTCGCTGCTTGTTGCTGCAAGCCAGACAGTAAACTTTGCTCTAACTGTTCAGCAGTCACAGCATCACGTTCAAATTCAACATCCTCAACTAGAGGATCTATTTTCATAAAGGATTCTTTCGACATCGTTCCCATTGCCAGCCTTTGACCGCCAGCGATAACAAGATTATTAATGTCAGCCCCAGCGTGACTATAACTGACCACATTGTCATCTGTCGTAAAGTGCTTGTTTGGAACATAATCTACCTTGCCTTTCACTTTGCCCATAGATATATAAAACGATTTAGATTTATTACCTGCATGAGCTTTCGCCATAGTAATAGCTAACTTGTTTTCAGTTTCTAATGAGCGAGCAAGAATGCGTTGCGATTCCTGCACAGAGAAATCGACAACAGCAGAAAGAACAGCGTCGCCACGGCGACCAGTACGAATGTTGCTTGTAGATTCACCACCGAACTCAGCAGGAATACCAGCAGTTAAACGTTGCGCTCTTTCCAAACGATCAATGGCAGGGTTTGTCATAAATCCGGGTTGCAACTGCATGTCTCGCAAATCACCACCACGGATAACGCCAACTTCGCCTGTTAATCCATTCGCAGGGTTAATAATTGTTGGTTGTTCACCTGCACGACCTACTAGCCATGTATCAGGGAACACGCCTTTTTGTACAGCTATAACTTCTAACGCCATAAGTTTTGCTTGTTGTTGATACATTCCTAGAATGCCGTCAAACTGTCCGTTAGGTTCATCTAATGAAATGCTTTGGGACATCACAACAGGGCAAACATTTGTTCTGTTAGGTGTTCTTTCTAACTCAGCAATAATTGGTTCGTGATTGTCGTTCATCGTATGCACGCCAATGCTGTGCGCAGGGTTATGTATTGCTATTAACACATATTCTTCACGGTCAACGTATTCAATAAGTTCGACAGGTCTGTCATTGTCGTAAGGTGCTTCGTTAACGCCAGCGAAACGTAACGCAGCATCAGGATAATGTCTACGAATCCAACCTTGAGAACGCTCATAACCAAACACGCAATCAACTGGACTCATTTCATCAGGTCCACGCAAGTTAGACGGATACGCAGTTAAGGGGTCACGCACATGCCATGTAGGGCAACCCTTCTCATGGTCAAACCGTATTTGCACAATACTACTTGCATACCCGATAAGATGCCTTGCACGTTTCGCAAGTTGCATGTCAATGCGAGAGTTTTGCCACCAACCAAACAATGCTTTGCGACGAATCGCAGCAAACTTTTGAGATTGCTTAGATGATTCGTCTTCAGGTGGGCAAACAATATCAGGAGTAACAGACGCTATACGCATAGCAGTCTGATCTAACCCCTGCGCTAACAAGTTTGCTACAGACGACGCTTCAGTCGAATCTATCTCAGGTAAAGGCACAATTACGTCACCGTTGTAATGGTCACGGATAAGGCGCATACGTTCTTTCACACCAGCATGGTTAGATGAACGTGTATAGTACAGATCTACAATTTCTTCAGCGGTTTTCAATGTTTTAACTTTCTGTTACCCACGAAGGCCGCCATTGCCTAATAGGCTCAGACATAGGCGTATATATTTTTTCTAGGTTATGTTCTACAAACCATTGTGCCATCACACAGTCGTCAGTTCTAGACCCTGTGCCTTCTGGGTTCCATTTTGTTACTTCATTGACTAATAACAAAGAATGCGGCCTAGCATCTGTTCTTTGCATACCCGGAAGTCGGATACGACCTAAACGATACAAAGGAGCTAGCATTTGCACACCATATTTAGGGTCACCCTTGTTTCTAGCGTGCGTATAATGCGGTACTAGCTCCACACCTCGCAACGCTGACCACCTTCGGAAATGATCGTACTGCAAAATAAACTTTTGTGCAGCGTTAGCTTCAACTATCCAATGCGTAATAGGGTGACCTATCTCATTACTTATTTGCCACCACTCTTCAGCTATGCCAGTAAAACGTTGCGTGTCATGGTTCCAGTCAAGAAACGCAGGAGCATCCATTTTGCGCCTGTACGACTCTAATAAATAACGATATTCGCTTTCAGGGCAGTACGCCCAGCATTGCAACGCCCAAAAATTAGATGGTGACGGGTCAGCAGACGCTACAACCATCACATCGCCTGCTAAGTATTGAGGTATTTGCCATAGATCACGGTCTTTATCCCAACAACCAACGTAATCTACACCGTTTTTTCCGACTCCTCCGCTAATCCAAAGCGGATCAACAAGCACTGATGCAGGGTCAGAGTCTTCTTGTTGATACAGTATCTCGTATCTGTCAGGTGTTTGTGCTTTAATGTGGCGTATTTTTCTCCATGGCAGTCGCCGTGGGTACAGTAAACAGCCTTCTGGGTATGCTGGGTCGCTAGGTTTGTGTAGTTGTTCGCATCTGTCGTCGTAGTGTGCTTTGTATTTGAGGTGGTTGTATTTGCGTTCGCCTTCTGCTTCTACTTTGTCTTCGTCTACTTCGTCGTAGTCTTCGTCTATTGGTGCAAATTTGTCTAATGCGTAGCGGTATATGTCGTCAGAGGCCATGCGTTGTCCTTGTAGGACTAGTAATCCGCTTGGTTCTAGTCGTGTTTCGGCTACTTCGTCCCACCAACGGTACATGTCGGATCGTGATTCGCTATTGCGCATTTTGCGTGGGTCCCACACATCGTCCCATATAATAAGATCGAATCGGCCTCCTAAGAAGCCGGAGTCCATGCCGAACGCTGACCATGATGGTTCTTTCTGCGATAGGGGCATGTCGTCTTGTTGTACTATGGTGAATGCTTCTGCACGCCATATTTCTTTAGCGTCAGGTTTGAATTGGCCGAAGTCTTGTTGCATGGTTCGTTCAGCGTCAACTGCTAATCCCATTTTGACATCGTTGAGTTCGGCACGGGCAACATGCTCACGTTCAAACTCCGCCCGCAAACGTCGTGTGTACCATTCTGCTAACCGTTGCGTCGAGGAACCTAGCATACCTCTGATAGCCCTGTTACGGACTGTTGCCCATGCCGGTAAAACTTTTGCAAAAAACGTGGACTTACCTGAACCCGGAGGTGCGTTGATAACAACGTACTCCTCTTGAGGTGTTTCAAATAAATCAAAGATACGTTCCGTGGCTTCGATTTGCCATGGTTGTAGTATGATGCCGAAATATCGGAGCGCAAATTTTTCTATGTTGTTCCAACACTCTTGTACTTCAGGTGGTAGTTCTTCATAGGAAGGTATCGTAGATACACCTATTCCTTCTACTTGTTCTTTGGCGATCAGAAAGTTTCGTGTGCTTACTTTGCCAGATTCATTGTCTCTAGCTGAATGATAATTAACACCAGATTCTTTCGCAGCCTTGTATATGCTCATGGTGCGTCTTAACAGAAGATATTGCACCCATTTTTCTACAGTTGTTGCTTTGCCGGAGGCCACGTTAGTCCCTTATGTGTACTACTGTCCAACAACAATCTATATCACCGTCATGTTCTTCTTCGATTATTCGATTCATTTCTTCGTAATCACTTGGGTGCGCTATGTCATGGATACCGCAATAAGGAGGCGAAATCCACCCTTTATCCATACCATACTGAACCCAAGCATCAACATTCATGAAACTAATCATTCCATTCAATCCACGCTCTAGCACCACACGACAACGGCTTTTCAGGTTGCACAACAACAGCGTCTTTAGGGATGGTAAACGTTTGATGATACTCAGAACCCTTATACGTTCTGTGAATAATAGCAGGCAAACCTTTACGCAATCTTTGTTGATGAATATGCACCTGATGTTTCATTTTTTGCCCCTGTTCCTAGCACGATTCTTAGAAGGATTCTCCAACGTAAAACCGCCACCCTTCTTATGCGACACATCTTTACCGCCCTTACCAGCAATACCACGATTACGACGCTCACGCTGCAAATCAGCACGATACTTCTTACGCTTCTTCGTAGAATGATACTTCGTATCATACGCTTTCTTCTTAGCCCTAGCCTTAGGATTCTTACGATAATACGCAGCAGTTCGCTTAGGCTTCGCTACTTTACGAGGAGCCACACATCACCACTTAGTCTTATTAGCCCAATACGCAGCAGACATCTTACCCTTAGCAATGTTCTTCGCATGTCGAGCCTTAAACGACTTACGCCTAGCCTTACCTTTAGCAGTCTTAGGATTCTTACCAGCACCAGACACACCCTGCTGACCAAACCTAATAGTCTTAATCTTGTTACCCTCCTTAGCCACAACAACATGCGACTTCGTAGGATGGTTAGGCGTTTTCTTAACTTGGTTATACCTAGACACACCAACTTTAGCTAAACGAGGATCTTTCTTTTTAGCCATTACTTTTTCTTTTTAGCAGGTTTTCTTTTCTTAGCTGTCTTAGCTGACTCCCTAAACGCTTTAGCAGTAGGCGCACCCTTAGAACCCGGCTTACGCATCTTTTCACCAGAACCAGCCTTAATGCGTTTACGTTTAGCATGTATATTAGCGTACAAACCTTTTTTAGAACTAGCCTTTTTCTTTTTTTTAGCAGCCATTATTTACGCCTCTTTGTCGCTCGTTTAGCTTTTGTACGCATATTACGAGTACGCAAACGACCATCAACAGAACCAAACCCTTTACCAGATTTTGGTCTATATCTAGCCTTTTTTTTATTACCCGCCTTGTGCATAGGTTTATGTGGCATTACATTCTCCTCTTCATTTTTTTCTTTGCTTTTTTCTTTTTAGGCATAACCCTTTTTCTAGGTTTCATAGCCTTACCATAACCATACGCCATAACAATTCTCCTTTACTGACAACTCTCACAAATGTCAGGATTCTCTAACCCACACTCTAACACCTCATCATCATCAACATCAAACACCTCATCAAAATCTTCAAAAAACATGCAAAACCTCCTTGCTAAAAAAACGTAACCAAGGTAACCTAACACAAGGCAACAAACAAAAAAGGGTATTGTGGACCCTTGACCAACCACAACAACGCTTGTAAGAAGCGCCCGACTAACCATCGGTGAGTCACCCGTCAGAAGGGTAACCGCCCCCTGTGACAACGCAAAGAGGAAATGAGCGCACAGGGGCGTAACGCACAGGACAAAGCGATTACAAGGCCAAAGCAGCCTCAATGCTTGGGAGGTTCCCAAGGGAATCCACGCCCAAACACCAAACCCCTTACAAACACAGGCCTCTAGACCCTCTAGACCCTCCACACATGTAACAAAAGTAACCTCCGTAACAAACAATAACACCCCCGCACAACAACATATAACAAAAAACACAAACACAAGGCCTCTAGAGTCTCTAGACTCTCCACACACATAACAAACAACCACAAAATGTCACAAATGTCACGAATGTCACGAATGTCACGGCCCCAAACACAACAAACACCCACCACAACAAACACAAAACACCAACCACACAAAACAAACAAAACACAACAGCCCCACAAAACCAAAACACCCAACAAACACATAGCATACAGGTGTATATAGGGTACCAAGGCACATGCCCCCATTGTAATTTGCCACAAATAAACAAAACCTACCCACCGTACCCCTGTAAATTAGCGAGACAAGCCGGTAGGGTACCATGTTTTTTCTTGGCTTTGCGCTAGGGGTGTCACTATCGCCAAAAAAATTTGCGGCTCGCCTTCGCTTACGCTCCGGCTCGCTGGGGAGCTGGTTGTTCTGCAAGGTTGTTGTTGCCCCTCTGTGTTCACTATCCTTGCTCCTCAGGCGCCGGAGGGGCTTGTGTGCGGGGCGCCCGTTGCGGGCGCTCTGCGGTCTCGCCCGCAGACTGCGACCAAAGGCATGCTGCCTTGTGGAATCCTGCGGGAGTAAACAGCAAGCTGTTCACTATGAACGCATTGTGATCGGGGCGAACAGAAAGCGAACACAATATGACTTTTATATGACAATGTTCAAAAACGCTTGAAATGTATAACGTCATACGCTACAATCTAGATATGTCAACGAAACAACAAAAGGAAGAAATTATGACAGCCGATGAAACTGATTCATATTACAACCCAACCGACAGAACTTACATCAACGATGTGATAGACCTAGCCGAAGAAGCTATGTTTCATATCCTTGATGAAATGTCAGACAGCTTTGACAGCCTAGAAGATTTGCAAAACTGGTGGATCACTGAGGACTACCCAAACGGCGGACATGTTGACCTGTGGGAATTTATCAGCGGACAAGCAGACCGGAGTCATTATGTATTTACCAACTGGCAAGCCGTCAAAGTAGTTACAGAGTGGTCAAACAATCCAGACGCATACGCAGATTACGGCATTCACCTAAGCGAAAAATATATTAAGGATAACGGCGGAAACCCTTTACACGTTGTAGCCGTACAGATGGCATATTATTCAATGATGGCAGATATCGCCGATCAGATTAACCACACTCTAGACCTTAAAAACGGTCAAGCAAAAACAGCCGACAGAATGAAAATCTACAACGACTGGGAAAAAAGTAGAAAAGAAACTTTCTCAGTCGGTCTTATGTGGAAGCTAGCAAATGAAGGAAAAATCTAGACGGCATAATTCTGGCCAGTCCGAAAAGCCCGCCCTACCCTAGGGGCGGGCTTTTCGTGTTCACTATCTCTTCGAAAAAATTTTTCTTTTTGCTTGCTTCGCTGCGCAAAAAGGGACTGGGCCTCCTTCGTCGGCTAACGGAGCCGCCGTTACGGCGG